ATTGTTATTGAAATCATCATATTCATAATCGACTTGATATGTTTTTAATTTCTTAAAATCATCGTTGTACAAATTGATTTCACGTAAGCGCTGTTGACCGCTAATAGGTACGATGCTTACATAAGTCCGTGTGATTGGGTCATATCCAATATTAAATACACGTTCATTCAATGTGATAGTACGTTCATATTGCATTGTGTCAGCATTAAGTACTGTTAGGTTATTACCATTTTTTAAGCCGTTCGCAAGATAAATTTTGTTGGTGTACTTGTTGTAGCACATAGTGTTACAATGCCCCATTTTATCAGGGTCATTAAATTTATAAGTGCCTACAATCTCAAATGTGGATGAATTGAGTTCATAGAATATTTGGTTGTTGCCATCGCCACTAATACAAGCTAACACGAATACATTCTTTTTATCGTTGTAGGTAAAGCCTTGACATTGGTTGACCTCATCGCCATATTGGATGTTTTTCACAAATGCGATGTTAGATGCACCTTTTAACATCGGTGTTTCAGTAGGATAGAATGGTTTCACGTTGTTATACGTACCCATATCCATTACGCTATCAACTGTATTGAAAGTTAGATGTTCATTAATTTTATAGATACCATTCGGTACTAACAATATCTTATTTTTTAAATTATCGTTAGCACGTTTAAATGCTGCGGTATCATCCGCTACACCATCACCAACTGCTCCAAAGTCTTTTACGGAAACGATGCCATACAAACTATCTTTAGGTACAAACTTTGTATCGGCTTCTGTTTTTGTAATCAAACCACCACCATTAGGCAAGGCGATTTGTTCCGCTTTACTAGCTGCGACTTCTGCACGTTTTGCCGCATCAGTTGCCTTGATAGCGTTACTTGCGATTGATGTTTGTTTATTATCAATGTCGGTTTTTAAAGTTCGTGCTTGGCTCACCAACTCATTAATATCACGCTTATCAACTGTGGTTTGTCCTGCATACGCTTTTGCATCTGCCACTAGCTTTTCTGCTTTCGTTACATTAACACTAGATGCATTGAGTGCGGTATTGCTGGTCGCTAGTTTATCATCAACTGTACGGCTTAATTCTGTAATTTCACCGCCTAGCGTTTTAATTGTTTCTGCATTAGCGTTGATAGTTTCGCTTTCTGCCTTGATTTTTGTATATGCATCAATAGCATCATTTGCTGCCTTTGTTGATGTATCTACAATCTTACGAGCAACTGTTGTTGCATCCTCATCACTACCTACACGGATTAATAAGGCTCTATTCATCTTCTCCTGCATTTCTTGCAAAATCAATGTTACCTTATCTGTCATGTGTTCGATATTTTGGAAAGGGTACTCATCGGGTAAATCTGTATCTTGTTTAATTGGTGTTCTACGTTCAAGAATAATCTTGTGCGTATTGTTTAATGGATCACCATCAGCAGGATATGTTAAAGTTTTGTTTTCCTTGTCATAATCGATATTGCCTGTTTGTACGCTTTCTGTGCCGTCTGCATCCACCATGATTAAAGCTATATCTTCAATCATGTAAAAGTCATACGGCCATATCCATTTTTTATTAACTCCATCACATTGATAAACTACACTAGGTTTATTGACCTCTGGTATCATATTTGTTCCCCTTTCTAATTAAACAGGACTACCCATAATTGAGTAGTCCTTATTTATTAATGTTTATCTTTCTTCTTAGATTTTTTATCTTTCAATCGTCTATCAAACATGATAGCCATAATGACATCTTCTAGTTTTGCATCCGTGTCCGTTAGTGCAAATTTAGCTAATGTCCATAGTCCATCTGTTACAGTATCACTAAAACCTGTGATGCGGTTAGATACTTGTGATAGGCTTCTACCTACATCCATAGCACCTTTGTTAGGTGATACAATCGCATTGCCTACATCATATAGCTTTTCAACGATTGATGCAGCCATTACTGTATTCCCTTTATTGAATACCTTTTCGCCTAGAATGTATTTCATAGCCATGTTGGAAATATCACGCACAATAGGTACACCCATAGTAGCTTGTGATACCAATTCTTCCCCAAAGGATTTAACTAAATCTTCTGGCTTGTCATCGTCTCCATTTGTCATGGCTTTGTATACCATCATGCCTAGTGCTTGTGCCGTCAATGTCCACCATAGCATACGCACGAATTGTCCGTAGTTGCCTTGGTCTTTCCGTGCATAGTTACCCTCAGCAATGATATTGTACAAAGTGTTAGCGTATGAGTAGAATGGTACAAATAGTTGAGTGAGTGCATTTCTTGAACGTTGGATGCCTGCACTGTCTTTTGTATCACCGCTACCGAATATATCTCTTACGGCTCTATCGCCAGCACTAATAGCTTCCTGTTCTACAAATTCTGCCGTTACTCCCTCAACACTTTGTAATTCAAGTACTTTCTTATCGTAGGCAAATTTCCATATAGGAATAGACAATGCGAAATCAGTTTCTGTTAACAGTCTAAATCCCATTTGGTTAATATCATCACGAATATTAGCCAATTGTTCAGCCTTATAACCACCAACATTTGTATCACCTATGCGTAAGCCTTTACCCTCAATGGATAGCCCTTGTTTCAAATCCTTATCTAAGGTTTGAACACGTTCCCTCATGAATATAGATTGAGATAACACAAAATCACGTGTTGCGTTGTACTTGGCTGTACCTACACCATAGAACCCCATACCAGCATCGATAATCGCTTTGAGTGTGTTACCTACACCGATACGATACATGGCAACAGGGATATTCAACGCATTTTGTAATGCTACTGATACACGGCCAGCCATAACTGCGGTAGAGGTATTTTTCTTGAGTGTCATAACCAATCTACCCCATGCATCGAGTTTCGCTGCTTCATCTTTCCAGTTATCACGAACCCAAGTACGCAAGAATTGATAGGTTTCCATACCGAATTTATCAACGATGTACTCTTGGAAACGGCTATTACCTACTAGCTTATTTACATCCGTTACGGCTTTACGCATAGTAACGTGGTTAATAGCTTCCGTAATAGCATTAGGAATAACATCGAAATCAAGCATTAAGGATTTACCTTTGACTACATCCAAACGTGATTTAGTAGCACCCATGCCTGTACCAAAGATTGCATTACTAGCAATCATCGTTTTAGCAATATCCTCTGTTTCAAAGTCAGATACTTTAGCACTTACTTTAGGATTGTACACAATAGGGAAATATTGGCCTTGTATTTCTCTACCACCAATTGTAAATGTAATCCCTTTTTCTTTCTTCAAAGGATTACCATACAATTCCTCTTGTACCTTGCTACGTTCTTCATAGAATGAATTGATATGTTCCCATGTGCGGATAACAAATTCCCAGTCCTTATCCGTCATGTATTCTTGGAACGCTCTCTCCATTTCTACTTCATTACTTTGGATAGTTTCTAATGCACGTTGTCTATTCTTTTCTGTTCCCCAGTTTAAGGCAAGCATGATGATTTGTTCTTTGGTAACGTTGCGTAATTCGCCTACGCTATAAAGATGATCATTACGAACATCGAATAGTTGTTTTTTGGAATATACCGCTTTTACATCTCTGGCCAATCTATACATAGATTTTTCTTTGTACTCGTTGAATTTCTGAGTAGCTTTAGATATTGGTTCATAGATATATCTAACTGCAGGGCCATTCTTTCCGCCATCTAATCTGCGTAAGAATGTTTCAGCTTTCAATAATGATAAGTTAAAGTTATTCAACGTATTAGACAATGCATCTGCACGGCTGCGGTTGTTTAACTCGTTAAATACATTGGCCGTATCTAGTCCAAATGTTTCACTAGCAGTTACTATGATTTGATGTACTGCATCTTCAAACGATACATTATTTCCGTATTCATCGATTAGCGTACTTCCATCATATTGAGTTCTACCGCTTTTGTACATCCCTGTCATGAGTTCCTCTAATTGTTCGAGTTCGCTCATCTTGAGTGTGCTAAATACTTTAGGTGATGTAGCATCGAACATTTCGTATATCCATGGTTCGAGTTGTACAGTCGCTTCCTTATCCCCCATAATGTCTGCATCTGCATCGAGTGCTTTAATCACGGCCATCATGTCAAACCCATTAACAGGTTGTAAGCCATCGTACTTAGTCAATCCCATTTGATATGCCATGTGCGTATAGAAATAACGCATATTAGGTTCAATCATGATAGGATTTTGACTACGTGTCATGCGGTTCAATTGGTCTAACAATTTAACACGTAATTTCTTGATAGCTTTTGAATTTTCAAACGCTACTCTTGCTCTTGCTTGGTTTAGCATTTGAGATTGTTTAGCACGTAATGCTTCGTCTACTTTACCAGTAGCCAATGCACTATCCGCTTTCTTTCCATCTCGTACTGCTTGATTTTGGTATTTCTTGTACTGGCTAGCTTGAGATAAGGTCAAATCACCTAATTCTCTTTTAGCACGTTCCATGTATTTTGGAATAGTACCAAATCCACCATCACGAATTGCACGAACCGCATCAATACGTTCTTGCAATGTATCCATTAACTGTTCAATTCGTTCTTGCTTGGATAGTACTTTGTTGTCCATGCGTTCTTGCATCCGCTCTTGTAAGCGTTCTTTTTGTTCTAACACTTTGTCCAAGCGATTTGTGATAATTGTTAAGCGTTTAGATAATTCGTTATTCTTATCTTTCAAATCCATCTCACGCTCTTTAGCCTGTGTTTTGATTTGTTCTTGTTGTGCTTTTAGGTTGTCGATTTCATCATTAGCTTTATCTAATTCTTTTGAAACGTTTCCTAGCTCTTTATCAACTTTTGCTTTATCCTTTCGCAACAATTGCTCTTTTGTTAGTTCTTTTTCAATCGGTGCTAATTCTTCATCTAGGTTTTCACTATTCGCATCTAACCTTTGTAACTTATCCAACAATGCCCAGTTTTTCGCTAGTTCCTTATTGGTGTGTGCCTTAATCAATCGCGCTTCCTCTTGTGTGAGTTCCATTTGACCTTGATTAGATAGTAGCATTTCTTCGGCTATTTCTTGGTTAGATTTTCCTGCGTTCGGATCATTAATAAACGCATCTTTCGCACGTTCCATTTCCTGTGCTACTGCTTCATCATAAGTAGTGCCAGCTTCCTCACGTTCCGCCTTTTCTAACCCCTCAATAGTTTGGTACTGCGTATCTTTCAATGCATCCGCACCAAATGCCATATATCGTTGGTGTTCTTTGTAGATAGGATATTCTTCGACTAAACGCTTTTCGATTTCAGCTTGTACATCATCTTTCACTTCTTCCCATTCTTTAATAGGTCGATTGTCTAATTCTTTCATGTACTTACGAATTACACGTTCTTTAGCTTTTTCTTTAATATCAGCGATGTAGCCTTGCACTCTTGCCTGTTCACTTTCACTCAACTGTTGATACAATTTTGTATTTTCAAATTGCTCTAATGCTTGCTCGTGTGCGTAGTTTTCAATGTCATCTTGCGTAGCTATCATACGTGCCATTATATCTTTAATGTCAGATGGTACTTCTCCACCTAAACGTTGAACACTACGATAAATACGAGTTAACCATTTAGAGAATTGACGGAATACACGTTGTAATCCTTTTGTTGGTGCTTCGCCACTTCGTAAATAGCTTTCCCAACCTCGTGCGAATTTCTCATGTGCTTTGGTGTTATCTACGTTTTCGCCATCAACCCAACCGCTCCATTCTTTGAGTGCGTTCCAATCATCAAGTAATTGTTTAGGTGCATTGTCCATTGATGCTAGTTTTTGAATATCATCAAAGAATACATGACCCATTTCGTGTAAGAATGTACTTCTATCTGCTGTCTTGAAAATACTGATGATACGTTCGCCATCGCTCATGATTTCGGTTAAACCATTTACATTTTGAAAATATAATTCTACTGCTTCATCTGCACGTTTGGTAGCATCAACCCTACTATTTTCTACACCATTTTCATATTCTTCGATATGTATTCCATGAGATTTTAACTCTTTAATCAAAGTTTTATCCGTTCCTTTAGGTACGATTGCAGCTTTGATTTCATCAAATTTTACGGCTCTTTGCGGTTTAGCTTCAAAATACCTAACAGGTAAATTAGAGATTGCATCTACAATACTTTCTGCTTTTTCTCTCATATCGTCTGTAGGTGTGAAATGATTAGAACGTGCTGCGGTATTGAAATCTTTCTTTTTTTGTTGCATGGCAATTAACACTTGCAATGCATCGTTAAATGCATCAAAACTGCTACTATATTCGTAGTGTTCAACCATTTCACTCATGAACGCATCTATATTTTGTTTAATTTCCTCATAGGCTTTGTTAGCATTATTTCGTTCATCTTCTAAATCTATATCACCACTAATTTTATTTTCTGCTTCGGATTTTAGAGATTTCATACTCTTAATCCGTTTTGCACTAGCAGCAATTACAGAACCTTTAGTATTACCAAACACACCTTTTTGTTTGTTTTGTTGTTGTCCAACCATAGCGGTTACAACGTTTTCGAGGGTTAAATCAACTTTACGGCCATTAACTTCAATCTTTGGTTCGCCAAGTAGACTTTCTCTTACATTATTTTTCCATACTTCAAATGATTTTTCAGTAGCCTTTACATTGAGTTTTTTATCTATATCTTCACGTAATTTGATACTATCGATGTATGTAGAACCATTTTTATGTGTACCATATTTAATTTTAGGTGCTTTACCTAAAGTAGATAAGAAATAGTATTTAACCTCATCTTTGTTAAATATACGTTCTACAAAGTCAATAGATGTACTATCATCAATATCCATTACTCTTGCATCTTTTAGTGCTTTTAATTGTCCATCTTCTGCTTTTAATTCTTTCAGAATTGGTAGCATCTTATCATACAATTCACTAGCGTTTTCTTCTCTCCACGCTTTTAAGATGTGAGGGAATGTTTGTGTCCATGCATCTCTACTAAAAATAGGTGTAGTTTTCGGATCTACAACTTCTTTTGGAATTACCAAAGAAATATCACCAAAGTTATTATACTCAATATCTTTATTTGTAATTGCAATAGATGGAACAGGTAATCCGCCGAGTTTCAATGCTTTAGATAAACCATCTGCACTTATATTGTGATACGCTACAAGGTTTCGTGCTTTTGTTTGTGCATACCCTTTTTGGTTTTCTAAAACCGCATCCATTTTGATACGCACACTATCACGGAAATAATCCATAGCAGTATAACCACCACGGCCCATTTGTCGCATATATTGTGCCATTACATCAGCATGTTGTGCCATCAACAACGCATTAGCTTTTGCCGTTTCACGTTGTTTTCTATCGGTACTTTCGCCAATCGCTTTAACTACTTTGTTGTACA